CATCCCCGTTTTTCCTAATCTTGGGATGATCTGTCCTAAATTTGTAAAAATATTCTGCGCTGCAGTCCAGAATGTCTCTACAAGGTCATTTGCGCTTATAACTCCAGCTTCAAAGTTTTCCCAAGCTGCTTTGGCAGAATTCACAGAACCTTCAATTGTAGTCGCTGCTTCTTTCGAAGTAGTCCCTGTGATTCCCATCTGCTTTTGGACAACACTAATAGCATTTACAATATTTCCGAAGGACAAGCTGCTTGCATCGACTGTAACACCAAGTTCTTTCTGGACATCAGTCATCTTTGACGCATCAGAAATGAGACGTTTCATCTCTTCCTGAGTACCGCCATACCCAAGCTTTAAGTTATCAAGCATGGTGTAATTCTGTTTCGCAAAACCCTGATAAGCATTCTGGATGTCACGCATATTCGTGCCCATCTTATTTGCGTTATCAGACATATCTACAATAGCACGATCTGCGTAAGATGCCGCTTTCGCAGTATCTCCTCCTAGGCTCTGCAACAATGATGCTGAAAAGCTTGTCACTGTTTCCATGTAATTGTTTGCGGACATTCCCGCAGTCTTGTATGCTTTATTTGCGTTTGCTATGACCGTATTCGCACTGTCCTTGAATAGAGTCTCTACACCACCTACCTGTTGCTCCATGTTGGCAACTACACCGAGTGACGATTTTATAATCGCTGCAGCTCCGGTTCCGACTGCAGCAATTGCTCCAGTCATTGCCTTACTGACTATTGATAGTCCTGATTTGCCAAGACTACCAAGTTTACTTATACCGTCATTAAATCCCTTTTCATTTATCTTGGTATCAAAATTTAAATATCCGTCTGCCATACTATCATCCTTTCTGATAGCACGGCTCAACGGCTCACATGTGCTTTATATCTTTATTTTTACTTCTCTTTTACACTCCCGACAGTTAATATATACCCCCTCACATTTGGCTGTATTATCGTATATTAATAACTTCTTACCGCAATAAGGACACCGGAACCACTTTCTTTCTGTCGGGATCTTAATCATATGCTCCATCACGCAAACATTTCTCCAATCTCATAATCTGTCATTTTTCTCCGATTCTTCTTTTTCAGCGCAACTATCTCCTGTATCTTTTTAATTCTCTTACGCTCGTCCTTATCTTTAATTGTCCGGAGATCTATGCTCCGGTACATAATTCTCTGTTTGATCTCTGTCTTTTCCGGAAGGCCAGCAAACAATGTCTGGAACTCCCACCAGTGCATATACGGAATCGTCTGCAGATTAATTCCATACACCTCTCGGAATGCACTGTAAATACACTCTGCATCTTGTTCAAAAGAATACAATTGCTTCGGTGCAGATCCGGTAATACTCTCATCCTCTTCTGCGTTTTCTGTTTTCATTGCCAGAAAATCACCCAATGCATAAACTGCTGTTTCCAGATCATCCGGAATCCCATCTATGTACCACTGCAACAACAGTTGGCACTTAATTTGCCAAGGGACTTTGGCATCATCAATCAATTGTATAAAACGGATCCATTCTCTAAAATCGGTTTCAACTAAGAATCTTTCTCCATTTACTCTGACTGTTTTCGGAAATTCTTCGAATAAAATATTCATAACATTTTACCCTTTGTAATGCTGCTTCTTTTTCTTTCCCTGCTGTTTGTTGTAATAACGTCTCTGCTGTCTGTTTCCATGTTCCTGCACGTTATATCGATCATATTTTTCGAAGAACTCTTCTGTCTGAGTATTTTCACATTCTGAAAGTTTCTCTCCTGCTTCTATACATAATTTATAACTTGTTCTTCCTTGGAACATAGCTTCATGCGTTCCTTCCCCGAAAAGATAATCGAAAAAGTTAAAATAGCACTGACACTGAGCTCTAAACAATTCTGCTGTTTTCCCTGTCTTTGGAACTTTAGCTGCATCTTCCGACAGCTTCTCTTGTGCATATTCCAAGTCCGTCAAAAAATCAGCATCTGTAAAATCCACTTCCGTTTCAAAATCTCCAAATTTAAAAAGGCTCATCGGCTCACTCTCCTATCTTTACTCTGCTGTAAATGTACATGTCTGCCAGCTATCTGTTGTTGTGGCAGTTCCTTTAATGATTTCCCCGGCTGCTTTCAAGCTTCCCTTGTAGATCAGTGCATCCGTTCCATCGCCTTCCGTATCCGGGATCACGCTCCAGTCACGTTTTCTTGCAGTACAAGTCGTACTTCCTCCTGTTTTCTCATCGAACAGATCTACAACCACCACTGTTACCTGTGCGTCTGATCCAAGAAGTTCATCGTCCGTGATCATTGCAAGTTTTTTCTGTACTGCATCGTTCGTGTATAAGTCAAACTCATAGTCCATAGATGGTGCATATCCTACCACATCAGATCTTTCACTTGCTTCATCTACGTACTGCCTACTGTATTCTGTGGAATTTTTCCCATCAGACAGCGATGTGAATCCTGTCATTCTGGTGTATGTCTTTCCATCACCGGTTACATCCATAAACGCAACACGCTTATGTCTGCCTACTAATTTCTTTTTGCTTGTATCTCCTTCCATGATACAACCTCCTATCTGTATATTACTCTGCAAATCATCTGATACCGCCCCAGGTCAACCTCTGCACTAAACAAATAGCCGGACTGCAGCACGTCTACTCTGGTAGCATCGTGCCCGTCCAGCTCTGGGAGAATATCATTCATGTTGTTACTTTCGACCCACTCTTCAAAAGCCTGATAAAAACCACTGTTAGCAATACCAGTTCTGGCATCACCGTCATACGCTTCCTTGCTCGTGAATGCGAATTGAAACTGTTTCAAGCAGGTTCCATCTGTGTATCTCTTGTAGACGGGATCCGCCCCAATTGGGTCAATGGAATATTCCATTCCATCACCCAGATAATCAATATTTATCTTCCGATCATCAATATCCGGATTCAGCATAACATAATCACGGATACTCTGAATAATTGGTTTTTTACTCTCTTGCAATCCTCTCTGCTCCTTTCAGGATTGGTTCTTTATGGCTTGCTTTCATAGTTTCAAACCATCTTGGCTTACTTTTATTTTCATAATATTGCCGGCGGGCATAAGGCGCTAAATATTCGATACTTCCGGATCCGATCACTGTTCCAAGTGTTCCTGATTTAATCAGAAATCCTGTTCGTCTTGGTGTAAGTGGATTCATATACCTCAGGCATTCTGAATCAACAAATTGTTGCGCTTTGGAAAAGCTTTCTGCCTTCCGTGCGGCAAATCCCGGTGCCCACTCAATCTTTGCGGTCACGCTACCGTTTTCATCTCTTGATGTGAATACGCTGCCTCTTGGTGTCATGATTCGAAATTCTTTTTTCTGTGCCATTTACTCACCTTCAATCTTCCAATGTGGCAACCCGCCGAACCGGTTATCTGACCAGGACAACACTTTGCAATGTCTCAACCGTACGTCTTTCAGATCAGCTGGCCTTTCAATCTCCTGAGCATACTCGCCGAGTACAATCTGATCATCTGTCTGAATGGTCCAGTGTTCTTCCGGATCTTCCAGCTTCGCATATTCTTCCGGCGGAAGATACTGATCCGCATTCTCTACATCGGTAGGAATACGGATCTTATATACTTCTGCGCTGTTTAGTCCGGAATCGCCGACGGATGCTTTGTGGTTAACATATATATGCACATTTTCAATAACGGTTCCATGCCAGGTATCGAAACGGGTGAGTGGATCGTACCCACGGTTATAAACAGTTATCGTTGCATTCGTTAACACAACAGCATCCCACCTTTCTTGACAACCATCCAGTTGGAAGTAAGTATGTAGACGCTGCTTTATACGCTTTCTTTCCGATCAGTTCCTCAATCGTCTGCCCATCCATTTGTTCGACAGCATATGAAACACTGTATCCATCATTATTTTCAGATTTTACAGCGCCTGCCTCTTTTTTCTTTTCGCAAGAATGATACACGTCTGCAACCGCACACACAGCATCTTTTACTGCCATGTCCTCAGTTGCAAATATATTTCCACGAATATACGTCAGCTTTCTGATATATGCTTCCGCCTTACGTTCGGCAGCCGGATACTCCTTTTCAGGAATATCCCCGCCGTACTGATCCATGTAATAAGAATAATCTACATACATAAGTTACTCCTTCCTACTCTCCTGCTTTCAGGATTGAGAACGGGCATCTCTTTGTCTTATCTTTTGCAAGTGCATTGATAGGATTTGGAACTTCCCAACCCATACGCATAACTGCACGAAGTGCAACCATATCGTTCTGCATCAGGTTGTATGCGATAGTTCCGTCTGTATTCTGTACAACACCTTCTGTAAACAGCTTGAATGTAATATCCTGTCTGATAGAATATACAAGCTGCGAGAAATCTCCGGAAACCATCAGAGCTTTAGATTTGTCCCATGCGCCATTGATTGGGAAGTTCATCGGAGATCCATCTAACGCATACTGCGTAGATCCCTGCATATCTGACTTAAACAGTGGATCGCCGTTAGCATTCTTTAATCCACGGAGCTTCGCTCTCATAGAAACATCAGCCATATGACCATTCACTAAGTATCCGCATTTTTCAACTTTGTCAAGAACACCTTCTTCTGCCATAATCTTATCGTACAGTGGATCAGCGGAACCAAGAGTTACTACGCTTCCGGCTTTTGTTGCCGTAGTGACGATATCATCTCTCCAGGTAGATGGCTTATCTACTCCAAATAAAGCAGCTCCATCAATCTTAGTTCCGAATGCTTCTGTTACTCTCGGTTTTACCTCTCCCCAAATGTCATAGTCTGAATCATCTAATACGGACTCTGGAATCGGTACAATTACCGCAATTTCTTCCGCAATAATAAACTTCTTATCCCATGCCTGCTTGGTCGTTTTCTTCTGTCCTGAATCACCATTCACAAAATAAGCAATTGGCAGCATATCCAGTACTGGCATCTTGTACTGCTTACTTGTCATATTTGGCAGCTTACGTCCTCTTGAAAGAACAGCTGACTGAGCAATAACACCCTGAATGATCTCATTTGACTCCTGCACTGGAATCAAAGATTCTGCACCGCTTCGATCGATAATGTTCACATCATTCTCAAAAAGCCTTAAATTCATTCTGTTTTTATTCATCTTCTACCTCCGTTATCTTCTCGCTGCAGCACGGATGCGATCATTGATGGAAGCGTTCATGTTTCCACCAGAACCTTCTGAAGAATTTCCAGAAGATGTAGAAATGCGATAAGAACCGGCATTTCCTGTAAATTTCGGATTCTCCTTCAAAAATTTGTCTGCAGCTTTTTCAAATGTTGTTTTATCATCTACAAGTTTTGATACCTTGAACATGACATAATCCAGATCTTCTGATCTAACACCTTTACCAGATAAAGTCTTCTCATTCTCCATCTGCTGTACTTTCGCCAGCGCATCATCAAGATCTTTCTGCAATTTTGCAGTATTTGGCTGATTAGCCGCACGCTCTGCTTTGAAATTATTGATTGCCTGTGTTACCTCAGATTCTGTCATGCCCTGATTTCTGAAAAAATTGGCAAGAGCTGTCCGCTCAGACCTCTCTACTCGTGCACCTGCAATCTCTTCCAACTGTTCATAGGTATATGTTCCGGTTCCATGTGCTCCGGATGCGCTCCCAGCGGATCCCTGACCGCCGTTTCCAGTCCCAGCGTTTCCACCCTGATTACCAGAGCCAGCTCCGCCGCCGTCTTCAAAGAGCTGTAAATTCATTCTGTATCTCATGTTTCTACCTCCGTTTCGCCTCGACAGGCTCCCGAGCTTTTATATCGTCTTCACGTTTTGGACATAATAAAAACACCCTCTCGGATGTTTATTTTTGAAATTCTATGCAGTTGTATTCCCGGTTGACATCTGTAAGTCCCAGGAACCATGAATCTACCAGAAGTTTCCCGCCATCTGATAAATTCTCCCATCTGATTACTGTCATTCCGCTTTCCGCCATTGCTTGAACTCTGTCGTGTGTAAGATCTTGTAACGAATTGATCAAGCTGCAAGTAAGTGCCGATACTGCAGCGCATGCCCGGTCAATACCATCTGAAGCTTTTCTGCAAGCATGGCCAGATAAACGAATACTACGCTCTGTTATTTCTACATTTATCATACTTTCTCCTAAAATTACGTACAAAAATACCACCGGTCATTTTCGACTGGTGGTAACTACATGGATAATATTTCTATATCCTCCCATAATTTATTTAATGGTATGTTGTTTATTTTGTGCTTATCGAGCATCTCCTGAGCATCAGAATAAAACTCAGCTTCTCCTTCAGGGCACTCACATATAAATGGTTTATCATCTCTCCATGAAATATTATATCTTTTCTCAGAGAGAGCGAGCTCAATATCCAATCCTGCCTCTATAGCTTCTGTCAACTCAGATAGATTCTCAAATTTTGCATATTTTTTGTACTCAATCATATTCTGATCACCTCTTCTCAAGAATATCCTTATTGGCAATTTCATGCCCTAATTTAAGTGGATTATCATGCTTTGCTTCACGTTTCAAATTGCCTTTTTCATCAAGATACCAGTTATGATAATGCGGTACATCCGGATGTTCTTTTGAATTTCCGTGATCCGTCATATCTATATCTAATCTTGGTCTTCCATCATTTCCATAATATCTACGTCTCTGCAAGACACCGTCTTTGTAGTTATCAAACACGCTATTCGGAGTTCCTTTATACGGGATAGAATGGACTTCTCCTATTTGTTTTTTCTTTAGTGCTTGATTCTGCCATTTTACATCTGTAAATGCTTCACTGATAGCTTTCCATTTCTCATTATCATTATATTTCATCTGGCCAAAATTAACAAGCGAACCAATAGAATCTCCCAAAACTTCCTTATACCGCTTATACTGAGCCACATCTTTGGATGCATTCTCGATCATTTCACGCGGGAACAATGCATTCTGTCGTTTGCTATTCGTTGCCACTCGACCTTTCGTGTCCAAATAAATACGCTCACGTTCTTCAGTAAGCTTCATCTTCCGGCAGAATCTGGAATACTCATTAAGCTGTCCTTGGTACTTTGCTTTATGCAACAGAATTTCATCTGGATCCGCCTTGCCTTTCTGGAGCAAGCGGACCTTTTCTCTCTGTGCTCTCATTGCTACTTCCATCTGCCGCTGTCTCTGCTTAGCCTCATACAGGGTATATTCCTTATCCCTAAATTTCTTCGGTTCACTCTCTTCCAGATTCTTGGCATCCAACCATTCATCTGTCCAGTTACGTTCTGACAGTCCGGGAAAGAAAGGATAATAGGTGTGATAACAGTTCACACCAAGAAGTCCCGTGACCGTCCCCAGACCACATATCGAATACAACTGTTCCTTGGACCAGACACGCCCCTGCCATACTGCATGAGTCGGTCGTGCACCTGCATGCCACTCAACCTCAAAATACTCTGTTCCGAGCTTCTGAGCATTGTACTCGGATATCTTTCCGGTCATCTGGCTGACCGCTGTCATAACAGCTCGTCTTGCAGCCACATCCACCCGATCAGCTCGTCCGGATGAGTAATCTATCTTCCTGAGTCCGCTGTTCGTAAGCTGTGTAACTACTCGCCTCAAAACGCTGTTGTAATCAAATGCACCAGTTACGATATCATAACATGCTGCATCCAGATATCCGGAATATACCTGAGCAAGTGGCGTCAACACCTTCCTGCCATTTCCGTAATCCAGATAGAATCCAAGAGAATTGGTTACATTCTCCAAATCTTCACAACCCTGATCAATAATTGCTTCTGTGATCTGCTTAAGTTGTTCATTCTGATCATACAGTATATATTCTGCATTGATCTGCTCATATACATCCTTATCTCGAACATATTCCTTTTCGATTACCTTGTCGTACAGCTCAAACATCTCCGGGTAGGAAGCATTAAGCGTCTTTTTGATTTCCCGTTCAATGTCCTCCGAAGAATATCCCAGAATCCGCAATCTGTTGATCTGCCAATCTGCAGTGCTAGTGATCTCACCAGTTTTAACAATCCTTCGAACAATGTCTTGCATGATTCGTTCTTCCAAATCCTGATATCTGGCTGCGATCTTACCGGCCATCTTATTTTTGTAATCATCCCGCATCTTACTCCATCACCTGATTCTGTTCCGGAAGTTTAGCAGCTGCATCTTCCAATGTTTCTCCGTACCATTTGGAACGATATTCCGCATGACTCATAACACCCATGCTCACATCCTGCCGATCGCGATTGCGTTCTGTTTCCTTATCTTCAATAATCGAATCATCGAAATCAATTACAATTTCTGCATCTGGATTCAGTGGCTCATTCAATACCATTCCCAAACGAATGATAATCCGAATCAGTTGCTTTAATGCATCCTCAAGCAATATCTCATGTTTCTTAATCATACGATACATATCCGAATTTTCCGAAATAATCTCTGTTGCTGTCTTTGCTCCTATTGCTCCGAATTGATATCGATCTGTGCCGAATCCGCATTTAAGTGAAAGGTAATTTAGATCGTCATTGATTGCTTTGCTGTGTTGATCAGCACGAAGCGACATGTCGATTTCTTTCAACAGCTCCTCTCCATTGGCATCATCTTCCGGAAGCGCATAGAACACACTATCATCCGGATCGAACGCCGGAGAGCCGTCTTCGTTCGTCAGCATTTCCGGTCTCACAAATATCCGTTTCCTGCCAAGTTCAAATTCATTACAATACGAATCATATTCTGTATCCAGCTTCTTGAGCGTATCAATCGCATTTGCGAATATAGCAACACCCATTGGATTATTCTGGTCCGCATTATTCGTAATATTCAAGCGATCAATAACGAATTGTGGCTCCACCGAACCAGTTCTTATTTCTTTTGCAAGTGTTTTGAATGGTTTTAATAATTTCCATTCCTCTTCTGTCAGCTCCGTTCCCTCCTGACTTCCAGATTCGCACCGCAATACAGCATTACTGATCACGTACTCCCCATTTTTCAAAAGATGAGATTGTAACTGGACATATTTTTTTCTTGAAATCGTATGTGGAAATGCAAAAATGCATTCCGTTACCCTTCCATTATTCCATGTTACTGGGTATATGTTTGGTGCATCCACGTAATTGATGCAAATTCTTCCAGAAAGAACTTCTCCATCCTCTGTAATCTCCACATCTTCCAAATATGGGATGTACGCCACTGTACCAGTAAAGGCTTTCCGCTCCTGGTAATCATTTCCCATCACAAGGAAACGGTTGTCATCCAAAACCTGCTGCACATATTCATCCGTTTGATCATCATCAAGAGTAATTGTCACCCGTTCATTCAAAAGGAGATCCGCAATATCTTCACTCAGCTTCTTCGCCATTCCCATACTCTTTCGCCTGCAGCGTTTGTATGTTCCACGTCCACTGTATACCTTGTAGAAAGAGAAGTTTCGGACATTTCCCTCATACCAGGATATCCATTCCGCTATCTTTCGGTAAAAGGATGGATCCACAGTATCAATCCCCTTCTTTTTGAAATAATTAAAGATATTCATCGTCCTCTACCTCCTTCCTGCTAATATCACATACATCTATTTCTTCTGTTTCGTCTTTCGGCAACCAGTATTTTAACCTCTTCCAGGCTCCCATAACACAATATCGGATTGCGTCCATACAATGGTCATCTTCTTTTACAGGTACTTCCTTGCCTTTTTCAATGGATTTCTTGTCATACTCATAAGTTCCAAATTCACTTACTGCATATTCCTGTTTTGGGGCTACGCTCATAATGTCAAAACATAACACTTTCTGCACACGGCTGATTCCAAGTGCCACATCATTTTCAGCATCTCTTAGCAGTACCTGGTAATCCAGGCTCACTGCCCTGGTTGCCCGCCTTACTTCCTCAGCAAGACCTTTTGCAGATGGGTCGAGGAAAATATAAAAGACTCGGTTGTCATACTGTTCATGCAAATCATTCATGAACTCAACCAAGTCTTTCGCATATTCTGACGGACTCCTCTGCTTTCCGCTTTCTCGTCCACTGTGGTAATATTCTCCAAGTCCCGGAAATTTCTTCCGGTATGCGTCAAATCCAAATGCTTCAAATGTCGTTGCGTTCTGTTGTCCGTAGTCGCCGCCGATATAAATACGATCATATCGCCTATCCGGATCCGGCTTCTGTCTGTGTCGATCACTAAACATATAATAGATCAGTTCGTCCACACCAACAGCCTGTCCGAGCCATACCCACCGATACATTTTTTCATCCACGAGCTTCATAGCTTCTGCAGATGCAATCAACGCTTGCCCCAACCAGCTGACCGGAACATCTCTGTAATCCGTGTGAATATGAATGCAGTCATCACGCTTTTCCATCTTTTTGCACCATTGGTTGATCGGTGCATTTGGATTCTTGGGCGGGTTATACAGATAGATCATCTGGAAATCACTGTCATTTCCTCGAACGAATGTTGCTTCGATATTGCTCAGCTCATCTTCGCCTTCACCATCATCGAAGAACTCAGTCAGCTCATCCAACACCACCAGCTTGATTGGCTTATCCTCGTCGATAATACCTTTCGTATCGTCGATGCCGTCTGATCCGGAGAAATAAATGGTCGTACCGTATTTTTTGTAAGTGATTTCCATCGGGGATTTCGTGATCGTGAATTTGTTCTTCGAAATTCCCAACCGGTTAATCCCTCTGATCATTTCCTTGTACACTGTCTTCCGGAGCTTGTTATGATGCTTGCGAAGAACTACTGCAGAACCATGCGGATCTGATACAATCTGGTAATCGGTTCGAATAGCAGCATAACTGGACTTTGTTCCGGCACGACCGGAAGTCAGGATAATGTGTTTAACTGTCCTGTTGTTGAATATCGGCAGGTACTTCGGTATCACTATGTCTGATATCTTCACCTGTTGGCGCATCGTTGACAATCACCACACCATCCTCTCCGTCATCATTGCCACTGGATTTCATTCTTTCCGTATTGGCTTTGATCTGCAGGATTCTTGCTTTCTGCTCATCTGTAGCAAGATCCCAGTTCTTATGCAGCAGATCTTCATACCGGTTAATCATGCCTTCCAGCGTCTTCTGTGCTCTGGCTTGAGCCGATAAGAAGTTTGCCTGTTTATCCCACGCCTGCTGCACTTCCCATTTTTCAGAACAAATATTTCCGGAGCTATCTGCGATCTTTGTCGTTGTCGCATCCTCCTGATCACGAACATACATAATTTTCTGTGCCCTGATAATGGCAGCATATGCAATCTGAATCTGGTCCCACAGAACATCAAGCGGATCTTCCGGCATTTCCCGAATGATGGATAACGTCTCTTCCGGAAGATGTTTGGAAAAGAACCCGAACTTCTCAGCATGCTTATTCCCCGGCGGACCGGTTGCATTCTTGTTACCTGGTTGTCCGCCCCGTTTCCTTTTTCCGGGTACGACAGAGGGTGCACCCTCTGCTTTAGAAGGTGCACCCTGTTCTTTCTTCAACTTGGACCAGCCATACCGTTTGATCCAGCTCTTTATTGTATTCAAACTGGTGTCATATATCTCAGATAGTTTCTTCGGGGGAACACCTGATAGGTAATCATTCTTGATTTGTTCTTTTACATCCGACACGTCACTCAGACTCACCTCCTGATTTTTTTGCATTATAAAAGCACCCCGAAGGGTGCCTGTTGTATCGATATATATATATCATTAGCTATTTTTAATCAACTAAATGTTTCGGTCCTTGAGAGCCCGCATACTTCGCTATCTTATCTCGTTCTTCTTTTCGAATCCTGTCTGCAAACTCTGTTATTTTATTGCAAATCCACATATAAGCCATCGTTCCTTCTGAATAATCAGCCTCAGCATACATATTTATTCTTCCTTCGACCCTCATTTGCTCAACCTGACTCAAAGCTCTTAAGTCCCCCTTTGGATATATTGCAAATGTAGCTCCACCATTTTTATTCAAAACAGAAAATGCTGGAATATCACTTGGTCCATCTGCCACATAAACCATATTTATAAAATGTACTCTTCGAAACTCTTCTGGTATTTTAGTATTTGCATTTACGCCTTCACGAGAGTCTCCACTATGAACTCCTTTATTAATTTCAAATAAGGCACGGGTTTTGCTAGTATTATCAATTGTATATCCTATCTCTGAAATGCACGGGGCTCCGTCTTTATCTTCTCCTTCGATCAATTCGCACCCCCATACATGCTCTACATATGGCATAACCGAAGATCCCTTAATTACTTGTGTCATTCCTGTACTGACTATGTAATGTTCTACTTTTATGTCGTACTCTTTATATTTTGAATCCTCTTCTATTAATTTTTTAGTTTTTTCAAAAATATCAGGAATGCCCTTATAGAACTTGAGTTTCTTTCCGAATTCAAAAAGTTTTTTATTTGTTAATCCTTTAAATGTTCCATTTTTAGCATACCTTATAAATTGATTAAGATATACTGTATCCGGATTGACTAATACACCTTGTTCTTTCATGTATTTATCAGGGAGACTATTAACCTCTTTCCAAAACTCTTTTGATTCAACATTATATTCTTCAAAAATAGGATCCTGCATGTATCCATCCACTAAAGTTTTGTCAAAATCCCATACAACTGCAATAATATTTGCCATATCCTTTTCTCCTCTCGCCCAAAAACCTACTTCTATAATATCCCATTTCTCGACATTACGCAACGAAAAAGACACCCGGCATCACCAAGTGTCCTCTCTCGGTTTTATTAGGTTGTGGGGGAACTAATCATATGTCTTTTGTCTTTTCATCATGTCCAGTATAATAATAACATAGTCAAAATATGAATGTTATGAATGTTTCAAAGTATCTTTAATGACCTTCGACACCATAGACTGTGTATACCCAACACTCTCCCCTACTTCTTTCTGTGTCATCCCATCCAAGAATACCATTTCAAATATATCCTTTGTTGTTCCGTCAGGCATTGCAGCTATGTACTTCTCTACTTCCTCATTCTCCTGGAGCAGCTGATCTTTTCTCTTCTCCTTCTCATAGATCCGCATCTTCAATGCAGTTGCTGCCTTTGGCTCTTCCACTCTCACCTGCACATGCTCCTCGATGTAAGGGAAATCATCCGAACTCTTTGTAACCTTCCCCGATACAACCGGTACTGTGTCCAGTCTTTCCTGAAGCTTGGCAATAATTCCATCCAGATTCTCAATATCCCGCTTATTCTTCTTGTATTTACTTAGCTGCTCTCTGTTCATTATACTCCCGCCTCACTCTTTCCTGAATCCCACTGATCAACATCTCTCCATCCATGTCACTGTACATCTCAATGCCTTTACGAAAAAACAGCTCGCACTCGATTTTAGTATGAATTGCATTCGTGTCCTTTGGATGTCGCCTTAACCTGATCAATGCCCGCCGGTAATCATCCGCTGCCAACTTTACAACTGCTGCTTTTAAGTTTTCATAGCACTCGACATATTCACTCATCGCCGGTCACCTCTTTTATGTCTACTCCCATCTTCCGCAAGTAATCCTCCACCGAATAACTCTGATAAGCTGGTGTATGGAATCTCTCACTTGCCTTCGCATCATGACTTTCTTCCAACTCCTTATAGTGTTGCTGATCATCCAGCTTTACCTGTCTTCTGTCTCTTCCTCTGTTCAATCATTTCTCAGCTCCTTCGTCGTTTTGTTCTCTCTTCCAGATTTCCACTATATCCTTAAGCTGTACGCTCTTATCCCGCCTTGTTCCTCCGGCACTGTAATGGAATCCTGTATCTGTGATCTTTGTGATCCGGCAGCAACCATTACCGCCACCACTGGTATATCGAATTGATACTTCATCACCAACTTTTAATTCTTCGCCTGTTTCCTTGCAAACAATTTTCTTTTCAACCTTATAGTTCATCTGCCTTATCTCCTTATCGCATATCCTTTTTAATTGCTCATCCGCACTTGCTCCTACAACACATAAACTCCATACTACAAAGAGTGTACAGATGACAACGATGAATATTATTATTTTCATTGTTCCCTTCGCTTACCTCCTAAAAATTATAATTAATCCAATCGCCATAAGTAATATCTTGATCACAGCTATGATCCTGTCTCTTATGATTCAGTCATCTTCTTCCCTGTATGGCTCCGGCAATGGCGTCCATGCATTGACAAATATTCCATAGCTTGAATATGGTTTTTCATCATCTCCCGGATAGAATGTACCGCCTTCATCATTTTCTTCATATCTTGCGATATCCGGCATTGATGCATTCTCGAATGATACCAATATGTAACTTTCATCCTCCGGCAATCTCTCACTCATCGGAATCCATTTGCTGAGGACATTTGTGTCCTTAGCATCTTCCCTGTCCTCATACATCGCCAGTCTATCTACCAACTCCTGTTTCTTATTCGGGGACCAGTACCCTCGCTTTATACCGTTCTCTCTTTTATGTGTTAATCTTTCCATGATCTATTCCTCCGTATCTTTTATCTTCATTCGTGCATCTTTTGACACTTCCCTGATCACACTTACCAACATATCTTTCGCAAGGTCTGATTGATATTTTTCGTTTATCGCATCCGCTTCTCGTGTCATTGCTTCGCACTCCGCATCATCCAATCTTCTTGCACCATATTTTCGATACAGCTCCCAGACATCCACAAACAGATTGTATACTTCACGAAATGCCATTGTTTTTATCTTCATCACAATTCCTCTATCCTGATATAAATTCCTGGCTGATCCGCCCAGAACTTCTCAGTTATTTCCGATGCCACCAACGCATCATCCTTCCAGAATCCAACCTTGGTCATGCAATCCTTTAACATCTTCTGCAGATTATCTGTATCCGGCTTTGTAATCCTGTACTCTCCGTTTTCATGATTCTGCTTTGGAAAGCACCACTTCGTGATCAGCCTTACTCCTGTTTTGTACGGTTCCACGATCCGATGCTTGTACAGGTTACCAATCAATTTTTCTTTTGCTGCTTTCAGTTCCGGTGGATCATAAAATACCGGCCTGCCATTCACAACCGTAACCTTATGCTCCTGATGTGTAATTGTAGGCGGCTCCATCACCATAAAAAACTCTGTCATTTATTTCGCTTCACCTCTTTAAAGTTTTAAATTTCTTTTTTTCATCCCTGAACCCTGGTTTGTGCTGGGTGGGCTCCCGCCTGTGTGTGGGGGCGTACTTCAATCGCCCCACACTTTAAAGGGGGTGCCCGCACATTCCCATTCCCGATATGTATATATATACGTAGTATATATAGGTGCCGGGAGGGAATGTTCCCACTACCTGAAAATCAGAAAATAGGAAGAAAATCGGGAAACTTCCCACTACCTTATTTTTTAGAAACTGGGAATGTTCCCACTACCTAAAAATTTATGGTAACGGGATAATCCTTTTTGTCTCTTTATCTGTCGTATATCCATACTTTTTTAATGAGTTCCACAATGTTTTTTCTGCCGGATATTTCTCTCCAACAGCTTCTGAATTACTCTTGATCTGCTCGTATAACTCTTTCACAGTCGGGTATGTATCATGATGTTCAAACCGGAAACTTTCAATCGCCATGTCTACTTTTGCCTGTTTATTCTTTCTCTGGACCTCGCCCTGTTTCTTACGAGCTTCCTGTCCTTTTTTCCAGTTTGGCTTCTCATCTTCCGGCTGCACATCATCCAGTGCTCCTGACTGATCCGTGTGATGTATCGGATAATCGAACCACAGATTGACCGGTTTGAACTTCGGAAACTCTCTTAAAGTTCCATCAATACGCCATGCTGTCTTCGTGTTCG